TAGCATTTCTTTAAACGACTTCATGTGCTTCTCCCCGACAAGAAAAAGGCCGCAGTTACGCGGCCTTTCTCCTCGATTGGACTGTCGTCCCCTGACTACATCAGGTTTGCGATCAGCATCTTGCGGTAGTAGACGTTGCTGTTCGTTGTCAGCGCGCCTGAACCCTTGGTCAGACCCTCGGCGAACGGGTTGGCTACGACACCGTAACGTGTCTTGAAGCCAATCTTCGGCTGGAAGGTTGCCTGGTCGACCGCGCGTACCATCTGGAGAGGTACGTACGGGCAGTAGAACACGCCAGCGTCGAACGCCGAAGAGCCCTTATAGCCTACGGTTGCGTAGTTGCCACCGATCGCATAAGGATCGATGTATACACGGAAGCGGCCGTTCAGGAGACCAGCGAAGGTGTTGCCCGTGTCGTCCACGTTCAGGTTGTTGCTGTTCAGAGCAGGCGTGTAGTCGAGAACACCAGCCATCTGCAGAGCTGACGCTACGTCAGACGAGCAGAGAATGACGTTACCCTTACCACGACGTGTCTCACGAGCGATGCGGTTAGCCTCACGCTCCAGCTGGAACATCAGACCCTTGAACTTCTCAACTGACCAGCGGCCGTTTGAGTCTGTATCCAGGTCGAAGATGCCGGCAGTCGTTACGTTCTCCTGAGCGCCGACCTTAGCTGTGATGTTGATCTCGCGAACGATCTCGCGGTTGATCTCAGCCAGGATCTCGGCAGAAAGGATGTTCGACAGTTCTGTCTCGGCGTCCAGGCCGTGGATGGCCTTGAGGTCCTGAGCCAGTTCCATCGTGTACTCTGCCTTCAGGGCACGTGACTTAGCAGTTACGGTCACCTTCTCGATGGTGAATGCCATCTGAGCGAAGGCGTTCGCACCAGAAGAGTCGCCGCCAAGAGCTTCAGCCGAAGCTGTGCTCATGCCGAAGTTGGTGTTATAGAACGCAGTGTTGACCATCGCAGTCGTGTTAGACTGACCAGGAATTGAAGCCGACGGGCCCGTTCCTGAAGCCTGACCGAACGTGCTGTTACCAGCTGTGATCGTCGAGAACGCGGTGTTAACCTCGTTGTAGAATGTCTCGCCACCGGCTGTAGCGTTGGTCGAGTTAGCATACTGCGAACGCATCGCGAAGATCAGGCCGGTCGGGCCAGTCATCGGCTGCACGCCGCAGATGTCGTAGGCGATCAGGTTCGGCATCGCACGACGTACGAGCGAGATCAGGACCGGATCGAACGTATCGATGTTACCATTACCGGCTGTCGAAGACGAGCCACCCATGGCGTTGACCGGGGTGTACGAGTTTGTCTCGTTCAGGGTCTGGAAGCCGTTGTGAGCAGCGGCCTCACGAAGAGCGGCCTCGGTATTCTCTAGCATCATAGCTGTGATGCCGCGGCGATGTGCGTCCTTGATTGGCGTCAGCGCCTCGTGGTCCAGTACAGCGGCCCACTTCTTCTGAGTTTCTTCCTTAAGGAACATTTATTATTCTCCTTGATTCCTTGTTTCTTTATTTATGAAAGACTACTTCTTGACTGTTCTTGAGATAGCAGATACGTAGCTCTTGACGCGCGGATCTACCACGACTTCTTCAGTGACTACTTCGCCCTCGAATGTCTCAGTCTCGATGTTTGACACGGCCGGCTTCTCCGTCTTGAAGTAGTTCTCCTTGACGATCTCCAGCTTCTTCTTAAAGTTCTCTACGCTTCCGTCGAAGTCGATCTCTTCTGCGAGAGACTTGAACTTCTCCTGCTGAGTCAGCGCCATGTCAGCGGCCAGCTCTTCGACTACGTCGACCAGCTGTGCACCCACTAGCTCTTCCTTCAGCTGAGCATTCTCGCCGATCATCTCGTCGAGCTTCTGCTCCAGCTCTTCGACCTTGTCGGCCATCTGCTCTACTACGTCTACCTTGTCTTCCGGCAGCTCGATGTAGTGCTCTACGAACAGGTTCTTCAGGCCCTCGAGGAAGTCGTTGGTCATCTCGCTACGCAGACCAGACTCGATGGCTACCTCGTTCTCCTTCATCCACTCTTCGACTACGTAGTCCAGGTACTTGTCCAGGTTCTCTGCAGTCTCGGCTTCGATGCGAGCTACTTCCTCGGCGAGGTGTGTCTCGTAATACTCTCTCAGCTCCTCTTCGACCACCATAGCTTTTACAGCTACTGCGGCCTCGAAGATAGTCGCTGCCTTTTCCTTGAACTCTTCGGTCAGCTCTTCACCGGCGAACAGCTCCTCGACGTCTTCCTTCATAGACTGACCCGGTGTGATCGAAGCGATCTTCGGCATGCCGTCCTTGGTCTTTGGACCAGATCCCGTCTTCATATCGATCGATGACTGGTTCTTACCAGAATTGTCGCCGACCTTGTCAGCCTCGTGGCCGATCAGGGCCATCGCCTGTGTGAACCAATGAGTCATGTCTTCTTTGCCCATGCCAGAAGCCATATGCAGCATCGACTTCATCATCGATACTTTCGAGCCGTCTAGAGCCTTGGGATCAGAGACTGAGCGAGCAGCCGGATGTAGAGAAGCGGCGGCGATGCTGTTGTCAGACGCCTCGTTCATCTCTACGTCTTCCTGAATCTCTTCTTTCTTCTTAGTCATATTGGACTATCTCCTTGAATCTTGAGAATATTTATAACTAGCTTAACTTCGAGAGAGCGTTCATGTAGCGCGTGAAGATAGCCAGCTTAGCCTCTTCCAGCTGCGACTTAGACATCGCATGAACTGCTGCCTTAGTATCCTCGAGCCTCTGCTCGAGCCACGTTCCCTTGACTGTGTCGTACACCCAGTCTACGTTCTCCATGATGCCCTTGACGTATGCGTCCGGGGCCGAGGGATCAGCGACGATGTCAGCGGCTGTAGCCAGCTTGAAGTCGCCCTGTACTTCCATGATGCCGTCCTTGGTAGGCTTAAGCGTGCCCAGTCCGCGAGATGATACGCCAAGACCAGCGCCCGATAGTAGTAGACCCTTGGCGATGTTACCCATCGGAGTGTCTGTCAGCTTAGCCTTACCCACGAAGTTTTCGCCGTCGCGGCGCAGCTCGGTGATCAGGTGAGACACGCGGTCTAGGTTGATCTGCGGGCCGTTGGGATGACCCAGCTCGCCGTATGCACGGTTATGCTTCATCACCTCGTTCATGTAGCGATTGACTTCTGACTCCATGACGTGCATGGGATAGATGCGACCGTTACGGTTCTTCTTATTGGCCTGAAGGAACACGCCTTCGATGAAGTGTTCCTTCTCTCCGTTCTCCTTTGCCTCTGCGAGGTAGGAGACTTCTTCGTTGAGCTCTGTGAATAATTTCATTCTTAGTTCTTCCAGGCTACCGGTACGCCGAGCATATTAGATCCCTGCAGGGTATCTGTCGCGGCCTTCTGCACTACTACATACTGTGTGTTAGATACAGTCAAGTTGGCATAATTACCACCCGAGTTAGCAAATGTTAGAGCTGCAGTGACACCGGTGTTGATTACTCTTACTAGAGTAGAATTTGCTACTGTGGTATTTGAAGTTAATGCAACTTCAAAACCCGTTGGCTTAAGTACTATCATACGTTTCTTCCAGTGTTTACGTCTGCACTAAAGTTTGGAAGAGTGATGGGCGTAACTGCCGGAGCCGTCTGCTCCATCTCTTTCTTCTTTTTCTTTTCCTTGGTCGGATCCATCGAGCCGATCAGTGGCTGCGCCAGATCTTCTTTTACACCAATTTTCTTGGCTGCAGCAGTTCTTTCCGGCTTTAAACCACCCATCTTATGCTTACGGACTTCAAATTTATATCCGTGTTCTTTATATTGCTCTTCTCTATTCTTTGCATATTCTTTTGCTTCTTTCTTCGAATCAAAAGAAATTTTTGGAAGCTGTGACGATGCATAACCATTGTCATATATCTTATGAATTACATATACTTCATTTAATTCTAAGTCGTCTAATTCAGCTTCTTCTTTCATGGCGTTCTTGGTAGCCGTGGCGTACATCACGTCCTTGGCGCGCTTGCCATAGCGAGCACGGAAGTCGCTGAGCTTCTTCTTCATGCCTTTGACGATGTGTTCACGCTTATCCATCTCGGCGTCAGTCATCTCACGCTCTTGGATTTTATTTGTAGCCTTATAGATGCCTTTTACACGCTTCTTAGCGTGCTTATTCAGCCACTGAGCCTCGTCATCCCACTCATCACCACGAGCAGTCGACATACGCTGTGAACGATCACGCATTATTGCAGTAGCTCTAATGTCGTCTTGAGCTCCCTTTACATATCCCTTCAGCGTCTTCTTTGACAGCTCGTCAATCTGTTCTTGATCCTCGGCCAGGCTGTGCTTATTCGGATCGTAGTCTGACTTCTTGATGCGCATTACGCCGCCGCCAGACTTGTTGCCCTTGGCAGTTACAAGGATAGTCTGCTTACTCTTGGCTACTGCTGCCTTCTCGTCGAGCTCGACTTCCTCGTTCGTATGATCGATGTAGTTGCCCGGCTTGAGTGTAGCAGTTCTCGTACGCTTCGGGTCTTCACTATGCGGCAGCTCTACATCGATGTTGCCGTTAGCGTGTCTCTTCTTTACTGTAGCTTTCTTTAGGTGATACGGTGAACCGCTATAGTGAACGGTCACAGTCTCTTCACCCAAGTGCTTCTTGGCGGCAGCATGGGCTGCAGCTGAGTCGTCATGCTCTGAAGAAGATACGAGCTTGTCGCCCACCATCTTCTTTACATTGTAGGTACCAGCGTTCAAGTTCTTATGAACCTCTGCGCTCTTGCCCTTGGCGCCCGATACGTAGTTTTGAACCAGAAGCTCACTTACTACTTCTTCATTAGTATCTTTTGCTACAAAGGCATCGTGATGAGGAGATAACTTAAATGTAAGAGGATTCTTATGCTCCCATCCGCTCTTCGTCTTTACGACATCTTTATGCACATCTGTATGCTTTACATTAGTATTATGAATTGCATTTGCAACAGAAAGATTAGCGTGCGTATGCAGTCGCCCCTTCGCGTCATAAACTGATACTAATGGATTTTCATGAGTAGTTTTAACTTTTTCGTCAATCCGCTCAACACCTTCCTTCATTGTTGCAAACTTCTGTGCTTCTATACCAGCCTTAACTCTGTCATTGTGCTTTACAGTCTCGACATGCTCGCCTGTACCTAGCCCCGCTCCCGGATTCTTATACTTTCTAACTTCATAGTGACCCTCTGGCATGCGGTGCACTTCTGCTTTGCGACCTGTATGATGACCGCCATACTTAAAATCAAATCCAATATCTTTTGGATTATATGGATCTAGATCTTCCTTGACCGGCTCCATTGGGCGCGGCATCATTGCGTGCTTGATGTTCTTCCACTTGCCCATGACGTACTTTTCTGTACCAACATGCACTACGTTGTTAAAGCCGTGCAGTGCTTTAAGATCGTTGCCGTCCTGATGTGTCTTGATGATCGAGTGCCAACCCTTGCCGGTACCAGTGTGATGCAGTTCGTAGCGATCCTCGCCGCCACGCGGGTTCATCACACTCTTGGCTGCAACTACGCGGCTCTCCGAGATCTCGAATCCCTCGTCGAGGTCTTCCTTGACCGGCTTCTCTCTGAGCATCTTGCCGGTTGGGCATGCCTTCATGCCATGCACTTCGCAGAGCTTACCCTCTTCGGTCATGTTGCACTTGGCTTCTTCGTGAACCCAGCCGGTTGCGCGCTTAAGCGGCTTTACCTTTTGCTTCGCATTGTCAAACCATGACGGATGACTGCCATCTGCATTACCGTGCCAATTGTATACCTGGTACGAACCGTGTTTCTTAACGTGTGCGTCGATCAGTTTGGCTACGGCAGGTGTCAGCCCGTGCTTCTCGAAATGAGGAATTACATGCTTCTCATAGTGATCAGATGCAGCTTTTCTTTTCTTTTCGTCTTCGTCTTCTGCTGACTCATAGACCTTCTCGTCCTCACCGGACTTGTAGCCGTGACGCTCGGCCTTGTCTGTGTCCATATAGTACTTGACGTTGGTGGCCTGATAGACGTCAGACTTATTACCCACGCGATCAGCGTGTTCGTCCTCGTGATGCTTGTCGGCGAACTTACGCTCGTCACCAGCCTTAGGAGAGTAGTCTACACCCGGCTTGTCACCGAGGATATCCTTCGTCTTGAGTTTTGAGGACTTTACTCCGTCCAGAATCTGCTTAAGCGTCTTGGCCATTAGGTTCCTCGATCTGACTATCGACTTCGTCGGCTTGAAATTCATCACTATTTATTTCATCGCTGTCCTCAATGTCAATCTCGTCTGGCATTTCCTCGGGCTGCGTGAATACTGCTGCCGCCATCTCCTGGCGACGACGATCTAGGGCGTCCATGATTCTCTGCCCCAATACGTCATTGACTTGTGCCTGAACTTCAGAGGGACGTCCCTCTCTGCTAGTCTGAATGATTGCTGTCAGTTCTGGATTCATGGTCTACTCCCTCACCTATGCTATGCCCTTGTTCTTGGCCACTACCTGTGCCAGACTCTTAAGTTCTGCCTGGTCCTGAAGAGACTTGTTATCTTTCTTCATCAGGAGATTGTATCTTACTTTGGCCTTGAGAACTTTGTCTCTTTTCTCGTCGTCAGCTGGCGTCTCTGCTGCCTGCGCGTCACCAGCCGGCTGCTGACCGGTCATGTCTCCCGGACCGCCCATGCCGTTCTGATCTGGCTGAGTCATGTCGATGGAAGAACCCTCTTCCTCGATCTGTTCGTCCTGCTCTTTGATCTCTTCCTCGGTCTGATTTAGTACGTTCTTACGAGCCCACTGCACTGAGTAGTAACGGCCGATTAGCTGAGACTGCTCCATAAGAGCCATGAGGTTGATACGATTGGTGATGACCTCGGCGTCCTTTAGCTCTTCGAAGTAGTTGTCCTTGGAGAACTCGAACTTGATCTTCGGCTCGATGATCTTCCAGTCCTCGATGGTCATGACCTGCTTGAGGACCAGCTGCTTCTCTAGCATCTTCAGGAAGATGGCAGCGAAGCGGCCGCGCATACGAGTAATGAAGCGAGCGAACTTGAGCTCGTCGCGAGTTACTTCGGTGGCTCTGCCCAGAGAGAATAGGGCGTCTGAGTTCAGGCGATTGACCGGGACGTTCAGAGTCTGGTACAGCTTCTTCTGAAAGTATAGGACGTCGTCCATCTGACCGAGAGTCTGGCCGCCCGGAAGAGTGGTAACCTCAGTACCGCGACCGCCCTCGCGGCGTGGAAGCCAGAAGTCTTCTAGCATGGTCATGAACTTACGATCGTCTCTGACTTCGCCGGTGGCGCCGTCGTAGATCAGTCGATTCTTATGCTTGACCATGATGTCTCTGACGTACTGCTCCGCCTTCATCTTGGGCAGGTTGCCTACGTCGATGTACCAGATGCGGCGTTCAGGTGCGCGGCTGATACGGTAGATTACCAGAGAGTCCTCGAGGACTCGTAGCTGGTTCAGAGCCTTGATGCCCTTGTGAAGGTACGACAGGACCATCGTGCCCTGAGTGTCTGTCAGACCAGAGACTGTATGAATGATGGAGTCTTTAGTGATCTTTAGACCGGAAGTGGTAGGACCCACGACCTTATTGCCGTAGTTGAAGCCACGCTCGTTATACAGGTAGTACTCGTTACGAATTACGGGGATGCTGATCTGCGCGTCTACAGCCTGTGTGGTGATGGGCTTCTTGCTGATCTCTCTGACCTTGCGGATCTTACGAGGATCGATGTAGCGAATCTCTTTTATGCCAGACTTCGGATCTTTCTCGTCGATGATGGCATGATAGTACAGACGACCGTCGATGTACCAGCGACGAGCTATCTCGTAAGCTCGACGATTGAAGTCAAGCAGAGACAGACAATGCTCGAACTCTTTCTGGACTACCTTCTTTACCGGATCAGAGAGGTTGTCGATCTGATCCAGCTGGATGTCTACGATCTTGTCTTCGGAGATGTCCATCATCTCGTTGACGATCTCGTCTACGGCTCCGTCGATCTCTGGCTGTAGAGCCATCTCGCGATACTTAGTGACCAGCTCCGCTTCGGTCCTGACAGTTCCGTCGAGGTCTACGTAAGTACCGTATGCTGCGGCTGCAGATACGGTCACGGCTCCGTCGTCTGTCTCTCTCGGGACGAACGACGGAGCAATTTCCTCGGGTTTAGTCTTTCGGAACTCGAATCCGAATAGCTGAATCATACTTCTCTCCAAAGGCGGGCGAGATCACCCGCCCAATATTATAAGGCCGGACTCTTAGATGTTGCCGGAATACTGATTGATGCCGCCGGCGATCTTGCCAGAGACCTCAACTACTGGGATCCAGTAGTCGTAGGCGAAGCCTACTGAGAACGTCTCGACCTGGTTGGTTGAATCCCAGTCCAGAGCGATGGCTTCGATCGTCGTCGGGAAGCCGCCGATGATCTGATAAGAGCGAAGGATAGATCCGTCCTTCGAGTACTGGATTACGTCCAGCGTAGCCTTATAGTTCTCGATGTTGATGTCGGCCTGGCGAGTGTTGCTCACCATGCGGTTGATCGCGTTGGACCACTTCTCGAACATCGCGCGAACGCCGAAGTCTTCGTCGTTCATTACCGTGACGCTCCAGTCGTTGAACGTACGATCACCGGCGATCTTGATCTTACGACCAAAATACGGGATCTCTACCGGAGACACATTCATTTCCGGTAGAGAAGCTGCGCGAGCCGTGAACTCGAACTTGCGTGTCGAGGTCAGGTCCAGACCGATAGCTGAGGGCGGGCTCACCGCGACCTGGAATAGGGCCGGGCGAGCTCCACCGTACTGTAGACCATTTACTTTGAACTGGTCGATGTTAAAAGCCATTTTAGCTCCTTGTTCTTTCTCTTATTTACTCTATTAACCGAAAGTTCCGATTACCTCAGAGAACTGAACGCCGGTACCCACGGCCACGAAGTTCAGCTGGATGAAGTTGATCGAGCGAGCTGGCTTGATGTAGATGTCGCCGACAAAGTTGTTAGTGTCGATGACCTGTGCTGTGTTGTTTGTCTCGTCGCAGACTACCTTGAAGTCGTAGATGCCGCGGCGGCCCTGCACGTCACGTAGGTAAGGAGTTACCAGGTTGACGAACTGACGGCGAGTGAACGCGTCGTTGAACTCGAACAGTGAGAACTTGGCGGCCGTAGAGATGGCTTTCTCGAGGACGATGAACAGACGACGTACGTTGATACGATCGAACGCCGACGGCTTGGCTTGCAGAGTCTTATCTCCGTACAGGACCACGCCCTGACCAGGGAAGGACACGACCGGATTGATGCCGTTCTTGTACAGGACGTCACGATCCGTCTTGGTCGGGTTGAACGCCAGCTTGACCAGGTTCTTGATCTGACCGCGGTTGAAGCCAGCCGGTGACCACCACGCGTCGTTGGTCTGGTCAGTACGGGCACACAGACCGGCGACGTCGCCGTTCAGCGGGATCCAACGATAGATGTCATTGTACTTGTCGTACTGGTACTTATAGCCCGAGTCAAGGATAGAATATGAAGAATCATGAAGAATGTTTCTCCAATTTACCATCGTCGAAGCTTCGTAGCCGATGTTATTGACCACTGTAGACTTGTCGGGAGAGATGACGGCCACGCAGTCCTTACGCTGACCCACGATGTTATCGATTAGGTAGTTAGCCAGCTGGAAGTTAGTTACAGTCTGACCACCGGATACGGTAGAACCGCCGATGCCCTTACCCTGCATCACGATCGATACGTCGACTTCTTCAGCAGAGCTGAACAGGTCGTAACCCGCAGTTACCACCGATAAAGGAATAGTAGCTTCGCTATCGCCGTCTCTGCCAAGTGCAAACTGCAGTCTTAGAGTAGCACCATTGGTAGAAGAAGCTACGCTCATGGCATTGGCCGAAGCCGCACCTGAACGATCGTTTGCCCACCAGATATACTGTGAAGCGTCGTTGATTACTGTCTTGTAGTAGTTGGCTGAAGTGTCGGCAGCCTTCGCGTCAGTGGCGCGAGACAGACCCTTATAGACCTCGAGGACAGTGCCCGGAACACCGGTGAATTGACCACCATTGTCTACAACTACTACGTGCAGCTCATCGTTTGCTGAAGTATTGCCAAAGCTTGCTACGTAGTTTGACTGACCGGGAGCCGTGTCGACTACATTGAAGTATTCCCAACGACGGCTGATAGTATTGCCATTTTCTGCGGTGCTGAAATTTACTGCCAGACGATACGGATCTTCGAAGCGGATCGTAAGCGCAGTCGTATTGGCAGTAGCATTGGCAATGGCGGAGCCGATACTTGTGACCTTTAGATACTGCGTACCCAGGCTGGCGTTACCGACAGAAACCAGGTCACCCACTGCCAAGTTAGCAGCGATGTTTGTGGCCAATGAGTTTGCTGTAGAAGTATTGCCGACGGTCGTAAGAACACCGGAGTTTGATCCGATGCTGACAGTCAGTGTCGGCGTGAATGTTGTATTAGACAGATCTACGTTCGACGCGTATGCATTCGCAGAGTCACAAACGCCAATACGCAGAGAGTTGCCGATGCCGCCTGGGAAGCGAGCGATATACATTACGTCAGTGTCGAATGTGCCGTCGAGTCCAGCATATGCGTTCTCATTCTTGACGATCTGACCGGATAGATTGGCTACGAAGCCGCCCGCCGCCACACCCAACGCGCTATAAGCTACGTTCGGGCTGGCAAAGTACAGAGACACAGAACCGGTAACCGCAGACTGTGTAGACAGGACAGCAGCAGTCGTGTTTACTGACACCACAGTCACATTGTTACCAGCAGGAATTACCGAACCATTTGAAGTCTGTGACAGATACATACCGGCTACGATGCCAGTAGTCGTGCCCGTCACTACATTGCTGGTAGTGTTTGCGTTGAACGCGCCGGAAGGCGTGGTGCCAGAAGTATTTGCAGCACGAACTGTGATGAGCTGATTCGAGTAGCTCAGGAAGTTGGCGGCCGTGAACCAGGTCTCTGGATTTAGGCTGGTCGGCTTACCGAAGCGTGTCGCCAGAGTGGTCTCACGATCGATAATCACTCTCTGACCTACCGGTCCCCAGCCGAATACGCCGGCGATGGCACCAACCGAAGTTGATACGGCTGGAACTACTGTCGTCAGGTCGATTTCGGTAACGTTAACGCCAGGACTTAGCTGGAATGGCATCTGTTATTCTCCTTGATCAGATTTTCTCATCTGCTTTAATTCTTGTCATTATTTATAGATTGTCGTTCTCTACCATGACCCAGCGATCACCCCCGGCGGAGAACTCGTGATCCTCCTGACCATCGGAGATGAACCCAAATGGAACCATATCTTCCATCACTTCTTCTTTGGTCTTTTCCCTGAGTTCAATTAGAGTATTTATGTTGCTGAGGTCCTTGAAATACTGCTGGCTGGTCATCCAGGCAAACAGCACCAGGCCCATGACCAGGTCGTCGTTGCAGCCCGGCTCGGCCTCGTAGGTGTTGTTCTTCTTAGAGAACGTAGCCAGCTCGTTGATGGTGGCGCCGTCATTTACGATCAGCTGGTTCTGTTCGATAAGCATCTTCAGCATAGAGCAGCCGATCATCTTCACCGGCTTAGTCGTACGAATGCCGAAGTCTTTGCCAGAGCCGCCGAATCCAGACGTCAGTCTCTTGCCAGACCGGCCGCCGTTCTCCGTCATCATGATGTTCTCATATTCGAAATCGTTTTGCAGCGCCCATGCTGCCTGCTCGCCGATGTCATTGATCTCTACCAGGACCCATGCGTTGTTGTAGAGACGGGCGGTCTGGTGTATTACTTCGGCGTAGTCGGCTACTAGGATGCCGTTGCTTCGGAATGTACACACCTGGTCGTACGGCATAGACGTGATGTCTACCACGGAGAAGGCCGAGTAGTCCAGTCCCTTGCCTCTGGCCACGTCGGCCACGATGGCATACAGCCTGTCTTTGGCCGGCGCCTTGAACTGAGCCAGGCCGTCCTGGTTCTTCATGATCGGCCGCTCTTCGACCAGCTCTTTTAGTTTCCAGCCGGCGATCAGAGTACCCGACGAGCCGAGGAACTGAATGTTGAACTCTTGGTCGAACTTCTCTTCGTCGCCGTTCAGCGCGTCGAGAGTCTTCCTTCTCCAATTGTCGTCACGACCCGGCACACGATGCCAGGGAACCTCGATGACTTTGAACCCGTTCTTGCCTTCCTTGCCGAGCTTCACTGTCTTGTAGAAGTGATTCAGACCCTTGGGCGTAGAGGTCATGATGATCTTGGTGTCAGAGCCAGACGAGATGGTCGGGAATACCGAGGCGAAGAACTCGTCGTAGTTGTCGATGAAGGCGCACTCGTCAAGGTAACAGATCGAGATAGAGTGACCACGAATGTTGTCTGACGAAGTAGCGGCCGCGATGATCTTACATCCGTTCTCTAGCTCGAACGATCCCTTGTTCCAGACCGTGACGCCCTGTTGCAACCACATGGGCAGGTGCATGTATGCTGTCTGAATACGACCGAGGATCTCGCGGGCGGTGTCGCCCTTGTTGGCAAGGATGGCGACTTCTTTTGGCTCGTCGTTGAAGATGATGTACCAGAGGATAAAGGCGCAGACCGTGATCGACTTGCCGCTCTGACGAGACAGGTTGAAAGCGCAGTAGCGATTCTCGTGCATCGCACGAATCATCTCTTTCTGGTAGTCGCGCAGTTTAAAGTTTACGAGACCCTCGTCCAGAGAGACGATCTTCATGTAGTTCTCTGCGAAGTACACGGGATCTCTTGCGCACTTGGCGAACTCTTTTACGGTGTGCTCGGTCCATTCGATGGGCTGGCCCGAGCGCTTTAGGTTGGGATTACCCTGATATGTCTGTAGGTCCGTCATCTTGCTTTGGGTTCATGTTCTTGAGAGTCTTCAATAGCTCTTGAGTAGATCCCACGAACAGGTTATTGTTGATGACCTGTGGCCCGCCGGCCGGTCCCTTGCCGTCCATAGAGTTGAGCTCTCTGATTTTTACCTGCAGGTCCAGCAACTTCTCGTTGGCAGCGATCAGCGTGTTGATCATGGTAGACACCACCTCGAAGGCTCGCGGGTGCTGAGACTGAGAAGCGATCTCAGCCAGTCGTTCGAGAGATACCGTGCCAGTCTGAATCAGCTCCATCAGATTGGTGCGAGCCAGAGAGAAGTCGTTCTTGGCAGAATCGTCGAAAGCATTGTCTATGAGCTTCGCTACCTGCTGCTCGGCGTTTAGCGGCACCATGTTTAGCGCCGAGGATATCGGGTCGTTGTTTGCGCTGTCACTCATGATATACTCTACTGGTTAAGGATTGGATCTGTCACCACAGTCACGTAGCCGTAGTCGTCATCTACTGAGATCTCACTATACGGGATGGTCAACTGAGCATTTGTTGTCGGAGAACCATTCGCAAGTAATCCGGGCTGGACGGTAACCCTTGCGGATGTGCCATCAACTCCAACAGCCTGAGCTGCTGTATTCGTTGTGGCGATGTGGATGTTCGTGTTAACGAACTTAATGACAGACGAAGTTCTAACTGGTCCGTAGAAATAAGCTTTGATAGTGAAGTCAAGAGTCCAGATGATTGCTCTACGCTCTTTGAAGTCTCCGTCATAGCTGTCCTCGAATGTCACGTTGTTCATTACGATGGGCACGTCCTGTGTTATGCTCATCTCGGGCACCAGGTTCATGGTGATAGTCCAGTCCGGCGTGAAGAACGGCAGGATCTGCTCTATGATCTTCGTGCCGTCTTCATTGTTCTTCACGTACACGTACAGCTTCATGTCGATGTTGTACGGCACCGGGTTATAAGTGTAGCTCAGCTTGTTGTCGTCGGTGTTCTTGACTGAGATGCGATTGACGGTAGGCAGCTTGCGGCTGCCGTCATACTTGATGCCGTCCATCTCGAAAGACATGACCGGCAGGATGATGGCAGTCTGCCGGTCGATGTTCGGATCCGTGGCCACACGTGTCAGCATCTTCTCTTTGGCCGCGTAGGTCAGCGGCACGGTCAAGATCTGCTTACGGTCTCCGGCGATGGTGCGTTCGATCTGGATGTCTGAAAAGATACGACCAAACACCACGATATACTTGCGTATGAGCTGGTGATACCATACTGGATTACCTAGTACACTCATATGCCCTCGCCCTCTGAGAACGGATCTGCCTCAGAGAAGTCGATGAAGTCGTCAGACTCGTTCTGAATTTCTTTGTTCTCTGTAGTAGGATCGATCGCTTCTAGGTCGTACTTCTCGTTCACGATGTAGTCAGACTCTTCGGTCACGATGGGCGCGCCGGTCTCGTCCAGCACCGCCCAGTCGATGATGTTGGTGCTGTACTTGGTCTGGATGGCGTCTAGGTCTGGGATTCCAGTGCTGAACGTCTCGTTAGAATACTCGAACAGCTCGCAGGTCAGGCGATAACTGTAGAGCTTACCGATCTGAAAGAACATCTCGAACTTGTCAACAAACTTGATCTGAAAGCACTTCTTATTGAACGGAAAGAATATGATGTCTCCCTCGTTCGGCCTAAGCTGTGCAGTGTAAGCCCCGATCTCTGAATTGAAAGAGTCTATAGGGATAGACAACACGATCTGATCTCTGATCTCCAGACCAAACTTAGACATGAAGTTGCCATCGCCCTGAAAGCCATCGACGTTCTCGACGTATAGAGCCACGAGATAAGGATCGGTGTAAGACGACTGGTCGTCAGTGTAGTAGATCTTGTCTTTATTGTTGATGTTACGAGGCACGTAGTAGCAATCTAGACCGTGGATGTTTGTAGCTTCCACGATCAGGTTATTCAAAAGATCTTGTTCTTTTGATGACGTGTAGTTGTTGAAGAAGAAGTTGCTTACGCCCTTGGACATGTACTAGCCGATCATGTCAGTGACTGGCAGACTGTAGCTCACTGTCATTTCTTTCTCAAGAGTGTTGCGCTCTTCGGTGGCGTCGTCAAGGATCTTCGTGCCATTGAATTGAATGCCGCCGGGCATAGTCATACCCACGAACTTAGTCAGGTTCCAACCCCACTGCTGCTTGATAAGAGAAGCCGCATATCTCTGGAGCCAGCGATCTGACCACACCTGAGTGTAGATGGTAGGATCGACGATGCTATAAGACTCGAGGATGATGAAGTCGCCCTCGTTGACTATGTTCCAGTCCATGTCGATGTAGC